TGCCAGCCTGATAACAAACACAGTCGGATACTTCTTCTGGCTGTGCTATCTTCCACCCGTCTATTACAACAATGCGATATTGGCTGTCCTGATCGCTCAGGCGGCCAGATTTCTATGGGTGACGCATGACGACCGAAACAATTTGGTTAGCGACAACTGGTCTAGCCTGGTTCGGCCTCTTGCTCGCTATCGCAAGACGTTTAATACTTGAAACGAGATTGAAGAATGAACGTAATCGCACCCGCCGCGAGTCAAGTCGCTCAACTGGCCCATAGCAAAACCATTGGGTGGGGCACTGCGCTGATGAACTTTGGGATTAGTCTGGTAGATGGCATTGACCCTGTAATCCGGGCAATCGCTGGACTTGCCGGGATCGCCCTTACGCTGGCCCTGACACGGGTTCACATCAAGAACGGTGACAAGGCAGAACTTGAGATGCGATTGCTACGGCAACGGCTTGGAGAAGAAGGTGAGGGCTAAGAAAGGCACCAAACTTAAAATGCCCAAGCATGTGGTTGTAATTGACGTACCTATGTACAAATTGCAGATCGCATTTTGCAGACATCTAAAGGATTTTGAATCACTACTACACCAATGTGGTGAGAGTTCAGAGGGGGAATACACGGGATCAGCTATGAAGCTGATAAATCCATATGATGGACTACCCTATTTCGCTGCATACGTTGATAACCGTTCTCCTGCTGGTACCGTGGCACATGAAGCATTCCACTGCATGAACCAGATTTTCGAGCATATTGGGTTCCAGATCGCATACAATAATGACGAGGCTGGAGCGTATTTCCTTGGGTGGCTGGTTGATAAGTTTACTGAAGCGCTATCCATGACAAATAAATCGTTGGAGATTATCTGATGGCTAAGTTAACAGCAAAAGCGCGTGATGCGTTGCCGAAAGCGAAGTTTGCGTTGCCAGGCGCTGAGAAATATCCAGTGGATACCAAGGCCAGAGCTGCTGTAGCTAAAGGCCGTGCAACACAGCAAGTGAACAAAGGCGAAATGAGCAAAGGCACACAAGGCAAGATTGATGCCGCTGCAAACAAGGTACTTGGTAAGGGCAAGAAGAAATGAAAGCCGTATATGCCAGGTTAGCTCTCCCCGGATCGCCCAACAACGGCAAGACCGTACAGGTAATCCCTGTGCCTACTGGCGAGCGCACCTGGCATGCAAGCACAGATGACTTCAACCAATACGCTGTTAGAATCATGGATGAGCGCGGCAACATCAGTTCGGTACTGATCCACGAACTACAATTCATTGAGAGCCAAGAATGAAATACCAACTACGAGTAAAGACATTTGATGCCATGTTATTCGATGGGTCGCCCAATAGTGCTGCGGCTATTGCTGCGCAGTTTGGGGCTACGAGCTTCCAGTATTCAGCCGTACCACAATCTGCCACGTTCACGATCAATGGCGATACGCCAAGCACAGTGACTGTAGCTACTAGCGAATACGTCTACATGAGCACAGAAGGGCTTGCCGTGATGGATGGCGCAACGTTCAACCAACAGTACGTGACATCTGAATAAGGTTAAACCCTATGGCTAAGGCCTCCTATATCTATGCATTATGCGATCCTAGATCAGGAGGCATTCGTTATATTGGAAAATCGAATAATCCGGCACAGCGTTACAAACAACATATGGCCGAGATGCGTAGGGATTACCCTCTATACCGATGGATTGCAAAACTTCGCAAAGAGAAAGTATCGCCTGTCATGCGAATACTTTGCGAATGCACCCAAGAAGATTGGGCAGAGCATGAAATTATGGCTATTGATGCTGCTAAGGCGGAAGGTGCCGTACTTTTGAATGTGGCAGTTGGAGGCGTACAACCATCTTGCCCGCTTGAGGTGAGGCAATCAAATGGTCGAAGCAACGCAAAAAAAAGAGTCAACACAGCAGATAAAAAGCGGATTTACGAGATCAAGCGAGCATTGTCACAACTTCTGAAGCAAGGATATGTGTCGGAAGATACCAAGAAAAAGATGCGATATGCCGCGTTCAGAGCGCCTAAATTATTTGGTCTATGGGCTAATATATGAAAAATGTTACAAATAACGCGCGAAAGGCCCGGATAACTCGTGATGAAGGGATGCTTGAGACAATTTTAGCGCGCGTGGCAAATGGTGAAATTTTGCTACATATTTGTAGTGAGCCCGATATGCCTACCCGTAAGAGTTTTTATGAGTGGGTACGCAAAGACCCAGAGTTACAGCGTAAGTATGAAGAAGCGCTTGATCTTCGCGCCGATATCTATGCAGAGCAGATTATCGCCATCAGTGATGATGGTAGCCGGGATCGTGTGATAGACCCTGAAACTGGAGTTGAGAGGATTGACCACGATCACATTGCTAGATCCAGATTGCGTGTAGATGCCCGCAAGTGGTACGCATCGAAACTTGCCCCGAAGAAGTATGGTGACAAGATTGAACACAATGGCCCTGACGGTGGCCCTGTACAGTTCATGATCACCAACGTGGACGCAAACCTGTGAAGCTGCACAAGAAGCAGGAAGAAGCGCAACTGATCCTTTCCGGGCCAGCTACGCATATCATCCTGTTTGGTGGCTCTCGTTCGGGAAAGACGTTCCTGCTGATGCGCAATGTATGCCTTCGTGCATTGAAGGCGGCTAATAGCCGACATGCCGTGCTTCGCTTCAGGTTCAACCATGTGAAGAACTCGGTCATTCTGGATACCTTCCCCAAGGTGATGCAGGTCGCATTCCCTGGCGTCAAATACCACATTGACAAGACCAATTGGTATGCAGAATTTGAGAACGGCTCGCAAATCTGGTTTGGCGGTCTGGATGACAAGGAGCGCACTGAGAAGATTCTCGGTATGGAGTTTGCAACGATCTATCTGAACGAGTGCAGCCAGATTCCTTGGGGCTCTGTTGGCATCGCGGTTACACGGTTGGCACAGAAGGTCATGCAAAACATTTCAGGGCTATCAGATACCGCGCTAAAGCCTCGTATGTACTATGACTGCAACCCGCCGAGTAAAGCGCACTGGTCGTACCAGGTATTCGTACAGCGCCGCGACCCGGAAACAAAGCTGCCTCTTGGCAACCCAAACGATTACGCTTTCTTTCAGATCAATCCACAAGACAATGCGGTCAACCTTTCAGATGGTTATCTTGACACGCTTCAATCATTGAGCGCCCGGCTTCGTAAACGCTTCCTCGAAGGGGAATTTGCTGATGCAACTCCGAACCAGTTGTTTACGGAAGAAAACATCGAGAAATGGCGTCATACGGATGGTCCGCTGCCTGATATGGTGCGTGTCGTCATTGGCGTTGACCCCAGCGGTTCTGGTGATGTGGATAATGCTGACAACGACGCTATCGGTATTGTGGTTGGCGGGATTGGTACTGATGGCAATGCGTATCTGCTTGAAGACTGCACAGTTAAAGCTGGCCCGAAAACATGGGGCGATGTAGCAACAAGTGCGTTTGACCGCTATGCTGCTGACATTGTGGTAGGTGAGACGAACTACGGCGGCGCGATGGTGCAGCATGTCATCCAGACCGCACGCCCCCGGACTGCGTTCAAGATGGTCACAGCCTCACGCGGCAAAGCGGTCCGTGCTGAACCATTCTCCGCTTTGTATGAGAATGGAAAGGTGCGACATGTGGGCCAGTTCAGAGAGATGGAAGACGAACTAACTGCATTCTCCACGCTGGGCTACATGGGAGGATCATCTCCAAACCGGGCCGATGCATGGATTTGGGTATTGACAGAGCTTTTCCCCGGACTAGTTCGAGCAAAGAAAGAGCAGAAAGAGCCAGTTAAGCGCCGTGATTTCACCGGCAGTGCCAATGGCTGGATGGGCTAACTTTACATAATCTGGTGAAACGATGGCACGCAAGAAATTAGACGAGACAACAGAAGAATCAAAGCTCCTTGAGCGGGCGAAGAAGCGCTTCCAGTTCTGTCAGGATTGGGAGGCAGACTTTCGCACGAACTTTATCGAGGATGTGAAGTTTGCCAACGGTGATCCAGACAATGGCTGGCAGTGGGATGCGTCCATGCGCAAGAACCGGCTACTTGATAGCCGCCCTTGCCTGACCATTAACAAGACGCGCCAGCACAATCTTCAGATCGTCAACGATGCCAAGCAGAACAAGCCAGGCGTCATGGTTCACGCGGTTGGCGATGGTGCCACCTACGAAGCCGCTGAGACGTTCGAAGGCATCATCCGGCATATCGAGTACATTTCGAACGCGCAGCAAGCCTATGACAAGGCGACAGAGTTTCAGGTAAGCGGTGGCATGGGCTACTGGCGAGTGATGACTGACTACGCCAACGATGACAGCTTTGATCAGGAAATCTTCATCCGCCCTGTGCGTGATCCGCTGTCAATCTACCTTGATCCAGATATCAAGGAGGCTGACGGCTCTGATGCCCGCTATGGATTTATCTTCGATGACATGCCCAAAGAGATCTTCAAGGCTAAATACCCTGACAGCGAAGCCTGCAACAATACCCCGCTGGGGAATGGCGATGACTGGCTGACCGAAGACCATGTTCGTGT